CGATTGCTCGGCCTTGGCCGACGGTGGCGTCGGCTGGGATGGAAACGGTCGAGACTTCCATCGGCGTGAACGCTGTGACCAGCGCCACGCCTTCGCGCGACTTGAGGTCAAGCGGCGCGTCGATGGAATACATGAAGGAGACGTTGCGGATGATGCCCGCCTCCCAGTTCTGCCGGACCTTCCATTCGTCGGAGCCCTCGGACTTGGTGTTGGGGCTCCAACGAGTGCGAACCATGCCGCGCCCGTCACCGCCCTGCCAAGCCTTCTCAACTCCGCCGAGAACCACATCGGGATTGTGGTTCCAGAGCCATGGCGCCGCCCCTGAATTGAGGCGGGCCATGTTCATCGCGCCAGGGTCATGGCTGAGAACTTCCATCCCGAAGTAGCGCTCGACTGGCTCCTCTGACGAAAAGCTGAACTCGACTACCTCGGGGTCGTCCTCCGCGCGGCACCAGCTCGCCACCACCGCATTGCGGTAGAGCGGCTTGCCGTCGTGGTCGCGTTGTTCCATTGGCGCGGCGTTTCCTGCGCTCAGGCTAGGAACTCTGATCTCGTCGATCATGTTGAAGCGTCTTCGAGGTCGTCTTCGAGGTCGTCGTCGGGGTCTGGCTCGCTGGACTCGGCAGCTGTGTCGTCTGGCGCGTAGGCGTCCTGGGGGATGATCGAACCGGGCGGCCGAGCCTGCGTCAAGCCGGCGTCGCTCACCTTGCCGGGATCAATGTCCAGCGTCAGGCCCAGCTCCTGGGCCATCTGCCGCTCTGCAGCCAGGTCGCGCATCAGCTCCGCCAAGTCGCCACCCTGCTCGGCCACCACCTGGGCCTGCGTCATAAACCCAGCGCGAACGGCGGCTTTGTAGCTGTCGATCTCCACCTTGGGATCCAGGAACCCCCAGGCCCTTGGATACCAACGCACGTCCTGGTATTCGTTGCGCATGGAGTCGTAGCCAGGCAGTTGCAGCGCGCCTGCCTTGACCGCTGCGTCCATCCACCGCTGGAAGATGGGTCGATAGAAGTGCTCGATCGCGTACTGCTGCTCACCCTTCCACATCTCAATGGAATCTTGTCGGCTCATCCGGTTGGAGCTGTAGTTGCTCTGGCTGTAGTCGTTGCTCACTTGCTCAAAGCTGCAGCCGGTTGACGCCGACACGCTGCGCAGCATGGCTCGCAGAAAGGGCTCAAACTGCCCATCCGGCGCGTCAAGCTGGGGGACGCTCACCGACTCCCCAGGCGCCAGGTACTTGAACGTGCCTGGCTCGAAGTTGCTCACCCGTTCGCCTTCCTCCACGTCATCGCCGATCAGCTCGCCCTCTGGGCTGGTGATGAACCCCATCAGGCTGGACGCTGCTCGAGCGCGCACGACCTCGGCCTCTTGGTATCCAGCCAGGTGATGCAGGCTTTTGATTGCAGCGGCAAACCAGGGAACGGATCTCGTCTGACCCGGCCTCTCGATGCGGCGAAGATGAATGACCTCATTGGCCGGCACATCGGTAGTGGCGTACCCGACGGCGCCCGAAACATCACCAGGGTGGCGGGTGCGGAAGCGGTAGGCGGTGGGCCGCCCCCAGCGGTTGACCTGCACGCCCATGCGCCATTCGATGCCGTTGGCATCAGGGCCGACGGAGTGCGTCTCGTCGCAGAGATCAGCCTCGAGGATCTCCAGCGCCAATTCAACGGGGCCGGCGCCCATGGCCTGCGGAACCAACCTGATGAACACTTCGCCAGATTCAGCGATGGCGCGCCATGCCAAGCGAGCGATCTCTTGAAGGCTGAGCTGGCCAGCCGCGTGGCATGTGTCGGCGTGGCACCACGTTGCCCACGCCCTTTCGATTGCGTCGCTGATCGCGGTGTTGACCTGCCCGCCTTGCTGCGTTGGCGCCTGAGCCTGCATCCGAACACCAGTGCCGATCACATTGGACACAATGCAGCGAAGCGCCTGCTGCGCGTAGCCGTTATCTCGAATCAGCTGCCGTGAGCGATTGCGCAGCCGCACCAGGCTGCCATCGATTTCGGCATCGGCGCTGGTGGAGCTCGTCACCCAGTCAGCCGTGAGGCGCGACACCAGGGCGCCTTCGTAGGCGCGCCGGCCGCGGCGAGGGGCGGCCGGGGTCTGCTGCTGGGACTGCTTGGCCTTGCGCTTGCTCATCGCCCGAACCTCACATAGAGCGAACGCGGATCACCCAGGCCGGCGGCCACCTTCTCGGCGGCTTTCTCGCGGGCCACGATTGCTTTGAGCTGCGACTCGCGCTGCATCAGCTGGCCCAGGTCGGCAGCATCGAACCGCCTGCTGCCGATCGTGTAGCTCTTGAATCCCTTGGTGACGATGGCGCGGATCGCGGCGCGCACCTCGTCGAGCTCCACTTCGGCCTGGCTGCGGCCATCGAACGCACCGGGGCTGCCGGCATAGCTCAGGCTGGCCAGCACCTGGAAGCTGCCAGCACCCACGGTGATTACCGTGGCGCCGCTGGTGATTCGGCTCTGCCAGCTCCAGATGCCGGCATCGAAGGCGGCAGACGTGGTGGCACTGATCGCCATGTCCCAGCCGCCATCAACGCGGGCCGTGCCGGTGACCGTGGCGCCTTCGCTGGCGGTGTTGAAGCGCAGGAAGGTGGTGAACGTCCAGGCCGCTGAGGTGGCGGCGTTGCCGTCGAGGTCGAGCGCAGCCGGCTCCACCCATGCCACCGTGTCGCCGGCGCGGATTGTCGCAGGGACTGTCATAGCCTCAGGCTAGGAAGCCTGATCTACCAGCCCGACACAAAACCACCCGGGCGGGTTGGTGTGCTCGGCCTGGCCTGGCGCTGCGGGGCGGCTGGCTTGGCCAGGCTGGCTTCGATCTGATCCCACATCGTCGCGCGGTTGTAGCGCCTGGCCACCAACTGCAGCGCGGCGTAGGCCATGCGGGTGCAGTCGCCGGCTTCGTCGCGGGAGCCAGCAGGCAGCGCCCAGCTGTAGGTGGTCTGGCCCTTGTCGCGCCGCGGCATCCTCTTCCAGGGGAACAGCTCGGCCAGGAATTGATCGGTGCTGGCCATGCCGAAATGCAAGTAACCGGGGCCCGGTTGTTCATTGCGCAGGCGGCCCTGGAGGTGGTTCACGCTGGCGTCGTAGCCGACGTTGAACAGCAGCACGCCGCGCTTGGTGATGCCCTGGTTTTTCCTGTTCACATCCACCGGCACGCCCCGGCCCAGCAACGGTTTGCCTTTCTGGTGTGCGCCCTTCATCGGCACCCAGCTTGAGGTGCGGCCGCGGCACCACTCGCGCACCTCATGGGTGGCATAGCCGCCGTCGTCAATGCCGCCCATGGTCAGCTTGATCTCGGTGCCGTCGGCCTTGCGCCACTTGGTCTTGGCAATCTGATCGAGCTGGGCCAGGGTCTCCGGCTGCTGCGGGTCGCCATCGATCTCCCAGTGGCCCAGGTGCCAGCCCTCCTCACCGCGGCCCCAGCCCCAGACCGTCAGCACCAGCCGCTCGCCCACGGTGCCGCCGCCGCCCTGCACGTCAACGCCAGCGGTCAGCAGCAGCACGCCATCGGGCACCGCGCCCTCGGGGTAGCCGTTGCCGGCCGCTTCGTTCTTGCGCCGCTCCGCCAGGCCGTCGCCGGTGAGCTTGCCGCTGATTGAGTCTTCCCACGGCTCACCCAACACCGTGTTGTGGAACGTCTGCATGGCGTCGGGGTCACCCTTGCGCATCGCGTCCAGGGCCTCGGCGTGCTCACGCACCAGCACGGTCCAGTCCGCCGCCGGGCTGTAGCTGTAGGCCGCCCAGATGTGGAAGCTGACCAGCCCCGGCTGCTGGCTCACCGCCGTGGGGCGCCACTCGCCGCGCTCCACCATCCAGCGCTTCTTGCTGTGCGGGATCGGCTCGGCGCAGTTCTCGCAGCCGTAATGACCAGCGTGCTCACCTTCGCGGATCATCTGCTCCCAGCGCAGCACCTGCATGGCCTGGCAGAACGGGCATGGCACATAAAAGCGCCGCTGATCACCGCGCAGGAACGCCTCTTCCGTCTTGCCGCCGGCGAAAATGGGAGTTCCGCCCTGGCCGATCTTGCGGTCCCAGTAGTAATCCGCCCGGTTGCGACCCAACTTGATCGGGTCGCCCTCGTCGAGCTTGGGGTAGGCGTCCACCTCATCGAACAGCACCACCTTGCGCGACTTGCGCCGGAAGCTCCGGCCGCTGGCCGCGTTCACGATGTCGATCAGGCCGCCATTGCTCAGCTGCTTCAGCAGGATCGTGTTGCTGGCGGTGCCGCGGGACTTGCTCTCGCTGATCAGGCCGCGCAGCACCGGCGTGTCCTCGAACAGCGGCTTGATCTCCTCCTTGCTGTAGCCCTCGGCGTCCTCCTTCACCGGCTGCACGATCATCACCGGGCAGGGATCCTGGTGGCTGAAGAACTGCACCACCACGCCCAGCATCTTGGTCCAGCCCACCCGGGCTGACTTCATGATCGCCACCGTCTCCACGGCCGGATCGGTGAAGGCGTCGAGGATCTCGCGCTGGTACGGCAGGGTGTTCCACTTCCCTCGCTCGGCTGCGTTGCCGGTCATCACCGCGAACTCATCAGCGTACTCGCTCAGCCGCAGCCGCGGCGGCGGCTTAAAGCCCGCCAGGATCTGCCGCGTCAGCTCGCCCACGTCGGCGGTGATCATCCCTTCACCTCCCCGGCCGCCAGCTCGTCGAGGGCCTCGCGGATCAGCGTGGTCAGCAGCTCCACCTCCTCGATCTCCAGGTGGGGGATGCGCTGCTTCGCCGTACTGGGCACGCCGAGGAGGCGGGTGCGGGTGATGTTCACCGCGCCGCCCCAGGCGAGATCCACATCTTCGCGGCGGAGGAGCAGGCCTTCCTGCGTCTTGCGCTGCAGCTCCAGCAGGTTGGCCTTTTCGTATTCGCTGCGGGCGCGGCTGATTGTGTAATCGGGCAGATCCTCCGGCGCATCGCTGGGGAGCTGGGCAGGCGGGCGCCTGGGCGGTGCCGGGGCGGCCTCCACTGGCGCCGGCCGCTCACGCTTTGCCGCTGGCTGCTGCGCTTCGGCCTGATGTGGCGCCACCCGAGCCAGGTACTCGCTCACCAGCAGGTCGCCATCCACCCGCAGCGGCTTGGCCTGCAGGATGCACGGGCTGCCCTGAAGCGCCCCACGCTCGCAGAGCTTCTCCAGGTTCTGGCGGGTGCAGCGGCGTCCGGCCTGGGCCTCGATCAGCTCGGCGCCCTTGGTGCTGTTCAGCTGGT